AAGAAAAAGTTGGCGATCTTGAGGTTGAGTATTCAGCTAGTTCGCGACCAGATACCTATTTGACGGCAGCAGAAACAAAAGTGGCCAAGCTGGTCAAAAATGTCATGGTGGTTAATCGTGTTTGATTACGCTGGCCTAAAATCTACAGCATCGAACCTGATCGCTGAGTTTGGCGATACAGCGGTATTGACAAGGGCTAACGGCGATACGTTCAACCCTGCTACTGGTAGCTATACTGGTGGAACAACGCTGACAATCACCGGCAAGGGCGCTCGAATGATGTTCTCGAAGTCTGAGATCAACGGCGAGACAATCCAAGCGGCAGACGTTCGGCTAATGTTTCAGGCCGGTCATGGAGAGCCGCTCATTGATGACAACTGCCTGTTTTCCGGCATTGATTATCGAGTGATGGATGTTCGGATTATTTCACCTGCTGGAACGGACGTATATTATGACCTTCAGCTCAGACATTAAAGAATTTGCGGAAAAGACCAACCGGAACATTGAGGACGTTCGAGCCAATGCTGCGATAAAGATATTTGGAGACATCGTAAAAGCCACGCCAGTAGGTCACTCGAAATGGTGGGCTCCAGTGAACGGCAAGCCAGCCAAAGCGCCGCCAGGATATACGGGCGGGCGGCTTCGGGGGAATTGGCAAACATCTCTCAACTCAACTATTGATTCAACCATCGCAAATATAGACGCAAATGGCAGCGAGACTATCAACAAAATGACCGCTGTGGTTGCAGTCGCAAAAGGCGAAGACACAATATTCATGACCAATAATTTGCCTTATGCTGTTCCTGTAGAATACGGCCACAGCAAGAAACAAAGGCCGATGGGAATGATGAGGGTGTCAATCACGGGGTGGAATAACGCCATCAAAGCCGCGTTGCAGAAGGTAGACAAATGAGCACTACATTCTCAGATATTAGCTCTGCCCTTGATTCTCGACTTAATACCTTGACGGGATCAACTCCGGTTGCTTGGCAGAACACAGTATACAGTCCAACAAAGACAGGAATGTATCTGCGGCCAACAAACCTTGCTGGGGCAACTACTCAGGCAGGGCTTGGCACAACAGGCATTGATCAATATCTTGGGGTTTACCAGATTGACATTTTTGCTCAAGCAGGCAAAGGCAGGAATGCAGCAGAGGTCAAGGCTGACGCTGTGGCAAATCATTTCAAGCGCGGAACTGATTTGTTGTACAATGGCACCACTGTTCGACTAGGTGATGTTTCGCGCACCAATGGCACAATAATAGAAGATCGGTTTCTAATTTCGGTCACAATCAATTACATGGCGCATGTCGCCCCGAGGTAAATCATGACAATAGCAACAGGATCGCGGCACGACATGGCTTATGTGGTCGAATCCGTTTTCGGCACTACACCAACAACGCCAACATTTACTCCAATTCGGCATACTGGGACAACGATTGGTCTGTCTAAGGACGCAATTGAGTCTGAAGAATTACGCCAAGACCGCCAGATAGCCAATTATCGACACGGCAACAAGAGCGTAGCAGGTGACGTCAATATTGAGCTTTCATACGGCACATTTGATGACTTGCTTGAGGCGACATTGGCCGGAACATGGGCGACAGACGTATTGATTGCTGGCACGACTCGCCGCAGCTATACAGTCGAACGTCATCACACTGACATCGGCAAATACCTTCGGTCAACAGGTTGCAGTTTCAACGCTTTGTCTTTGTCAGTAGCTCCCAATTCAATGGTAACTGGATCATTCAGCGTCATTGGCAAAGCGTTCTCGGTTGCAAGTACAGCAATCAGCGGTTCCACATACTCAGCAGAAACGACCACAGCGCCATTTGATTCGTTTACTGGGTCAATCACTGAGGGCGGCTCAAGCATCGCTGTAGTTACATCAATAGACCTGTCAATCGACAACGGCATGGAAGCGTTGTACGTTGTTGGGAGTGACGAAACATTGCTGCCATCAATCGGCAAGTCTACTGTAACTGGCTCAATCACTGCCTACTTTGAAGACGCCACGCTGATTGACAAGTTTATTGCTGAGACAGCATCAAGCCTGTCTTTTGTGCTGACTGATCAAGTTGGCAACAGCTATACGGTTGACCTGCCAAACATCAAGTACAATTCAGGCAACCCAGAAGTAGGCGGCCCAGGTGCAATTACTGTTACTCTTGATTTTGTGGCATTGTATGACTCAAGCACTGGCTCTCAGATTGAAATCACAAGAGCTGCAGCATAAAACCTGCGGGGCTTAACGGCCCCGCTTATTTAACGGGAGGAATGAATGGATATTAAAGGTTTGTACACGGTTGAGAAGCATGAAGACGGGGCTGAATTACGCATTGTAAGCCCTCTTGACGGCGAATTGACTGATTTCTATATCAAGGTACAGGGTATAGATTCAAAAGCCTACAGAGCGGCTGTAAGGGGCTATCATCGCAAGTTGTTAGCCAACGAAGAAGGTGGCGAGTCTGAATTGCTTTCGGCGGTAACTATTGGCTGGCGCGGATTGAACGACGGAAAGGCCGAAGTTGAGTTCAGCAAAGAAAGGGCGCTTCAGCTTTACGATAATTCACCAAACATAGCGACTCAACTAGACAGGTTTATAGCTGACCGCAAAAATTTTACCAAGGGCTGATTGACGAAATATCTGTCTATGCTAGATGGCAGTTTTGGGCATCTGGATACGATAAGGGATCGAAAGTCAGCCGCATGGCTAATCTCAAGCAAGTCGAGAAGTCATTGGGACGGAAGCCAAGGGAATTGGAGGATTCGCCTAGTTTGAGGGATGAGTTGGGTTATTTGTGGGCGCTATTTGTCAGTCTAAAGAATGCGACAAACGGCCCAATTAGTTACACTGAAATTCAGGCTTATGCCAATATTTACGGTGAATTATCAGTATTTGAAATTGATATGATCCGAACACTTGACGATTTGTATTCCGCAGAGGCAAATAATAATGGCTGAAAATATTTCACGACTTGCCATTGAGGTTACGTCAGACGGGGTTATCAAAGCCGCGTCAAATCTTGACGAGTTGACTGATTCAGGAAAAAAAGCAGAAATACAAGCTGGAAAAACATCAAAAAGCCTTAACGATACAGGCAAATCGGCCAACGTCGTAAAAGGCAAGTTTGGCGCGATGAAGGGCGCAACTCAGCAAGTCTCCTATCAACTGCAGGATATCGCCGTCCAAGCACAGATGGGCACCTCAGCCTTCATAATACTAGGCCAACAAGGCCCCCAATTAGCATCTATATTTGGCCCTGGTGGCGCCGTAGTCGGTACGATGATTGCTTTCGGGGCAATGCTAGGTGGCGTTGCATTTTCAATGCTTTTGTCGGCCAAAAACACAGGTGAATTGGAAAAGTCGCTCAAGGCTTTGGGGAAAGAATACGGTGAATTAACAACCGCCCAACAACTGCTAATAAAAACTCAGAACGATTTGGAGATAAAGCGGCTAACAAAAGAAAACGGTCAGCTAGAAACTCAAGCGGTAAAGACAGGGCAATCTTTGCATGGCTTGGCGGCGGCTTATGCTGGAACAACCGAGGGACTTGAAGGCTTAAAAACTGCCTCAAACGACGCCAATGTCCAAATGGAACTGAACAGGGAAAGAATAAAATTATTGACTAACGAAAACAATGGTTTGTCTAAATCAACAAGCGATGTTGTCGTGGCTTTAGATTTAGAATATCAAATGCTCGGCAAGACAGAAAGACAAAAAGCACTTATTACTGCTGGGTTAAAAAACGCAAAACAAGAGCAATTAGATGAAATAAATAGGCTGTACGACCTTATTGAAGAGAAAAAGAAGGATTTAGACCTCGACAAACAAAGAAGCGATCAACTAAAAAAAGACGAAGCAGATCAGAAGAGCGGTGCTGTTGCGGCAGAAAGAAGGCTGGCTGCGGCAGAAGGGGCAAATGACAGTATAATTGAGGCGCTAAGACGCAGATCGGTTCAACAGCAAGCTGTATTAGAACAGGACAGGATTGCTGCCGTATCAATGGCCGAAAAAACCGGAGCCGACGTTTTAGCTATTAACGAGCGGTACATGGAAGCCCATTTGGCAGTTGAAGCTGGCACAAACGCAAAAATACTGGAAATGAACCAGAAATTAACAGCAGCAAAGGAAAAAGCTGAAGCAACATACATGAGCAATTGGATGCAAAGGACAGAAGAGTCAATGATGAACATGGATCTTCTTGGCGCGACTATGGCCGAAAGTCTTTCATCCAATCTTGGTAACGCATTTGAATCATTCTTGACAGGAGCAAGCAGCGCCAAAGAAGCGTTCAGAGATTTGGCTACAGGTATGGCGAAAATGCTGGTTCACACACTGGCAAACATGGCGGCTCAATGGGCAGCTTATTGGGTAGTAGAGAAAGTTATGGGCAAAACTGCTCAAGCCACTGCGGGGATGGCTATGGGGTTCAATGCG